CCATAAATTAAGCTTCGAAGCCCATCAATTCAATTAATAACTTACCAGCTGTGTAATCTGCATCTGTTGCAGCACCAGTTGTCAAGTATAAGAATTGATCTGCGGCTGGAACGGCAGCAAAGAAGACCTTACTTCCTAATGTCGCATCACCAGAGTTTACCAATAATGTTTCTGCTAAACCACTAATTGCACCATCCTCAACACCTGTGCCTTCATCGGCAGAGTGTACGTTTAAGTCTGGATCACCACCTGCTGGTGCTTCAAAACATTCCATACTACCTGTTAAGATTGTACCGTTTCTTGCAGCAGTTATTTGACCAATGTGACAAACCAATGCAGTTCCATTAACACCAATGATATCAGCACCACCAGTTGATCTTAAACCAGTTAAGTCAATTAGAATTCTTGTTGTGATTATACCACCAACTCTTTGGACAGAACTTCTGTAAATAGTTCCAGTACCAGTTGTGATACCAGTACCAGCTTCTACTGGCATTGTGTTCGCATCAAAAGATGTAATACCACTTGAGTTAATGCTTGATTGTGTAGTAATTAGTCCAGTTGTAGAGTCTTTACTTATTGTAGTAAATCCACCTTCTGATCTAACTGGACCTGAAAAAGTTGTATTAGCCATATCAATCTCCTTGTCTTGGCAAATGTCAGTCAGTTTATCCGACTGTCAAGGTTTAGTTTATTATACACAAAAAAGGGCAGTATGTAACTGCCCTTTTTTTAATTAAAGTTTTTAAAAGCTTACGCTCCTGGTGAACCAAACATGGCACGAGGATCAGAGAAACCAAAAGAATATCTTTCTCTTGCTTTATATCTCATGTTTCCTGTCTCAAAGTCTGGATCCATAGCTGTTGATAAAGACATTCTTTCAAAATGCTTTAAGCCATTTGGTGCGTCTGTCTTAATGAAGAAAGCATCCGTGTCTGTCAAGAAATCATTGACCACATAACCATTTGGTAACATACCCATTGATTGATGTGCGTTGACATCGTTGTCTGCTGTTCCTGGTCTAAGGTTAGAAGCCATTAATCTTTCAGCCACAAATTGTAGTTGACGAGGTATAATTAACTTCATGCCTCTTAGAGCAATAATTAATCCACGCTCATCAGTAAAACCTGCAATACTGATTAATGCATCTTCCAAAGATGTTTCGTTAAGATCGGCTGCTGAAACATTGTCTAACGTACCACCATTTGTTAATGGGTGATCTGTTACACATAATGCTTTTCCGTCACCACCAAGTACAGTTGTGTCGAATGCATTATTTAACACTCCCGCTGCTTTTACTTGCTTAGTATGTGCCATAGATCTAGCAAGTGCTCTCGTATAACGTGAAGAGATTTTGTCATAAAGGTTATCCTCTACGGCTTCTTCTGTTATTGAGAATGCCATTGCAACTGTCTCATGGTTATACCTTGCAGTATAAGCCTCGTTTGCATCGTCAAATGTTACTGCATTACCCTCTGACTTAGTAGGGGCTGCACCAAATCCACTCAACATTACTTCTTCTTCAAACGCTCTGTCAGATGACTCGGTGTCGAAGATTTCAGAATGCTGACCTTCATATCTGTCGTATTCCATACCAAAGAGAGCGTTTAAGCCAGGCTCTAATTCTTTAGCAAGTTGTGCTCTTGAAATTGCCATAGTTAATTACTCCTTATGATATAGCAGCATCAGCGTCACCAGAAGAACTAGCAAACACATGATTGTTGATTTTAACGATATACGAAATACCACCAGCCGAATGATCAGCGTTAGTTACATCTTCGTGAATTCCTACAATCATTAGTGGATTGGAGGCATCAGATGCTTCTGCTGAAGATATATCTATCATAGCACTTGAAATACCAGTTGTGGAATTTCCAGCAGTGGCAGTTGCCAATATTGCTGTTTTAAATATATCTACCTTTGCTGTAGCTCTACTAGTATTCGTACCATCTGATGCAATAATATATTTCTGCATCGGATTATCGTAAATAAAACATTTAATATCAAAGTTAGTGTCGGCTGTGCCATCTCCACCCCATTGATTCTTAAATGTTAGTTTTCCTGTACTTGCATCAACGTATTCACAACCAGCAAATACACCAAGGAGTTGTTTTTGATCTCCTCCTGCACTTGTTATGATTGCTGCGGTTCCACCTGTCAACTCGACTTCAACTGGAGAACCCTGAAAAATCGCTGAAGCATCGCTTTTGATAAAGTACTGATTAGTCGAATTGATGCCACCACCAATAACACTAATAGGCTTCATCCCAAATTTGACATTTGCATTTGCCATTTTTTAGCTCCTTTTTACTTCATTATAGTTACTCGGTAGGTTTTGCTTTCCCACCGAAAGATACACGACTTTGCCTATCATTATGAATCGGCATTGAGGGATGCTGTTCCCTCATTAGGTTTTCATCCACGGCTTTCATCTGGTTGCGGGTCTGGTCCCGATAATATTCAGTTCTTTCTGCTACCGTTTCTTCTGGTATTCGTGCAAGCATTAAACCACCTACACCAATTACCCCTGCATTCTTACCCTCTTCAATAGTTGGAAACATATCTCCAGCATCGGGATATTCATCCGCTCTTACTGGTTCCCAGCCTTCCCGAATTCTTGAGTGCATATTCGTTTTATCATCCTCACCTCTTAAATGAGTTCTAATCCAACGATGCTTGTACCCAGCGGGTGCTTCTGGCATAGCCAACTTTGATGGTGGTGCCCACGGTTTTCTTCTTGCCGGGGTCTTTGCACGACTTGCATTATCTCGTGTTGTTCTGTTATCTGCCATGTTTTACTCCTTCACATACTTAGCATATTCTTCGAGCGGAACATTCAGCCTTCTCGCAATAGCAATTTGCGATGCAGACAACTTGACTGTTCTGCGTCCCTTTGGTGATGACGACTTAGAAGCCGTTGTCCCAGCAGAGGCGACTCTGGGACTGTTGGATTTCTTAGGAGTTTCTTGGAATTTATGAGGAAACTCCGTCCTAATCCTACTATCTAGTTCAGTATAGTACTCATCGGACGTTGCGTCAAACCCCTCGTCCTCAATTAATTGTTTATGTAAGCCAAATGCAGCATAAGTCATAGGTTGGTCTTGTCCAAACCATGAGTTCTTCTGTGCCCAATCTTCTGCTTTTGGATCTGGTTTAGCCTGTGCTTGTTGTGTTTGTTGTGGTTGTTGAACTTGTTGTGCCTGTTGCTGTTCAACTTCTTTTCCTTTTGCTTGTTCTTCTCTTCTTACTTTTAACTGAGAAAGACGAGCTTCTTCTAAAGCAATCCTAGAAATATTTTGCTGAGACTCATACATAGCATCAACATCATTATCTTCGACAGCTTTTCTATAAGCTTCTTTTGCAGCGATTGATTGAGATTGAACTCTTGTATCAAACTCACCCACATAAGTGGTATCAAGTTTATCAAGCTTTGATTTTAAATCGTCATTTTGTTTTTTTACTGACTGAGCAAACTCAACAGCGGCTTGTCTTTGTTTTTCTTCTTCTCTGAATTTATAAGTAAGCGTTGATATACGCTTCTTAACCGCTTGAGAATAATCGGATAGATCGTCAGATTCTTCTTCTTTCTTAACTTCAACCGCAGGTTTATTTCCATTACTCTCAGGTTGTTTCTCTTCTTGGGGATCTTCTATTTCTATTTCTTGACCTTCTTCTTCAACTTCTTCGACTTTAATGTCTTCTTGCATACTAAGCTCCGTATGTTTTTATGTCGTCAGGATCGACAATGGTTGCAATAACTTCATCGTCATTGATTATTCTAACTTCTCCACCCTCTATTTGAAACCGTGAACCAGCGTAACGACCAATACAAACCCAGTCGCCTTCCTTACACCAAGGTTCACCATCTCCAAATTTATCTTTATCTTTATATGCAAGAGGCCCAACTTTAGTTACATAAGCTGTAACGGTTGCTCGTGCTTCTCTTTCTCTTACTGGATCTGGGACGTAAACACCACCATCTGTTTTTTCTTTACCCATGTATGGCATAACTAGTAAACGCCATCCTGTGGGTTGTGGTATTCTGTCTATGATTTTTAACTTCTTTGCTTCTTCTTCGGCTTTTTTCTTTGCGTTTTTTTGTGCGAGCACATACTCAGGAACTATCAGACTCATCATCCACCTTTTTTAGCAGGGTTTGTATATGTTCCAACGCATAAGAGAGTCCCTGTATCTCTCCTACCATTGCCTTGTAATGACCAATATCAGACGCACTGCCACTGGTCAAGGAAATACTTATATCATCTATCCTAGTTGTTAGATCTTTTTTATATTTATGTAGAAAATCAGCTATGTACATTAGTCAGCATACATTTCTTTTAAAAATTTTTGATAGACTTCCTCTTCCGTAGGGTATCTTTTTTCAAAATTAAATCCACCATCTTTATCAAAAGTAACCACTTGTCCTGTGCTTGTAGAAGTGTTTGTTTTATCTCTATCTGTACCGCCGGGATAGTCAAACCCACCACTTATAGAATAACCTGGTTGACCAATTAAACCTAAATTAGTAACCTTTTTATTTATTAACTCAGGAGGTCCCTGTATCATATCATTTGCTACTGCATTATTAACAGCATTATTGGCTGCTGGGTCTAATGATGTTATCCCAACATTAGCCGAAGCACTACCTTTATAATTTGGATCTGTCATAGACGTTAGATCTTTATCATTCGTAGATTTGTTTAAAAAACTTATACCATCTACTAGGGCATTAAATTCACTGGATATTTTATCGCCTATCTGTGTTCCAGCCCCACCAGTTAAATAATTTGTCAATTGTTTTAAATAACTGGAGCCTTCATAGTCTGGACTGTTTGGGTCTAATTCTGCTTTATAAGTTTTACTCGTGTCTAGTGTTGGTTTTTTTGTTCCTACTTGAGATAGAATTGTACCTAAAGGTCCAGGAGCTAGACTCATTAATCCTCTAGCAATCAGTTCTCCAGTGCTAAACTGCCTGTCTTGATCAACCACGTTTCCTTGAAGAGTTTCAAGACCTATCGGTGAGCCTCCAAACAAATTACCATACCCTCTTTGTAGACCTGCTCTTAAATCTCCTTTTTCTTTATCACCTTGTATGTTTGGATTTCTATTTAAACGATTAAGATCTTTTTGTAATGAATATAAAGAATTTTGATCTAATCCTGTAAGGCTGTCTTTACTTGACAAAATGGGCGTTCCACTCCCTGATTCTCCATATGGATTAAAATATTGACCATACTGACGTTGTAAATCATCTATTGTGTCTCTACCTTGTTTTCTATAATCCAACCCC